GATACTGGATCGGGGGGATAAGGTAGCCCTCAACTTCAAAAACCTGTTTATTGGGGATTTCATGATTGTGGAGGACAAACACGGACACATCGATACCATCCTAAGAAGGATTAAATACACCACACGGCAGGCATTGCAGGAGTTCGGGGATGACGCAGGCAAATCCGTGATGGACGCCAAGAATGACCCCAAAAGACAGGACGAGATGTTTGAGTTCATTCACGTGATAAAGCCCCGAAGTGATTACAGCCCGTGGCCAGCCCGTGGGGATCGGAGAAGTTATGCCTCCATATTTGTATCGGTTAAGGATGAACGGATAGTCAAGGAAAGCGGCTACTATGAGAAACCATTCATGGCGGACCGGTTGGACAAGGAATCCAATGAGGTTTATGGCCGGGGGATCGGGATAAAGATGCTTCCGGAAATAAAGTTATTAAACAAGATAGTGGAGACTACACTAAGGGCCGCCGAGAAGGTGGTGGACCCCCCACTGCAGGTACCAGATGACGGGTTCCTGTCACCCCTACGTACCGTTCCAGGTGAGATATTGTATTACCGAGCTGGGACTACGGATAAAGTTGAACCTCTTAATACCCACGCCAATGTTGGGTTGGGAGTGGAGATGGAACAAAAGCGGGAGGAGGCTATCCGCAAGGCATTTTTTGTGGATTTGTTCCAGCTGCTGGCCGAACGCAAAAATATGACTGCTACTGAGGTTCTTGAACGTGTGGAGGAGAAGCTTATAATCCTCGGACCAATGTTGGGCCGCCTGCAGGATGAGTTGTTTAATCCCCTCATTGAACGGAGTTTGGGGATTTTGTTTCGGGAAGGGAAGATTCCTCCCCCTCCCGAAGGAATTGATTCTTACTCGATCACCTACACGGGGAAACTGGCTATGGCCATGCGGCAGATGGAGGTGAGGTCTTCACAAAGTACTTTATCCGTGTTGGAACCGTGGGCAATGGTAAGGCCCGACATCTTGGATAACTTTGACACCGACAGTATTGCAAGGGGTGTGGGAATTAGGTTGGGTCTCCTCCCGGAATGGTTCCGGAGTGAGGATGCCGTGACCGAAATCCGGCGGCAGAGAATGGAGCAGGAACGAGCGATGCAAACCGCCGAGGTGGCGAGGAACGCTGCTAGGGTTCTCCCCGACGAAACTAAAGATCGGGTTATGAAAAAGATGGGGGCTTGACAGCCGGGTCTCCGCATGTTTTAATACGGAAAAACCCGGACGGAGGATGAGATGAAACTAGGAGATGACGGATTTACGTTAGGAGAGGGATGGCAATCTGAACTGGAAGAAGGACTCCGGGAGGATAAGACTCTAGCGGAGATAAAAGATATTCCTTCTATGGCAAAGATGTTGGTGTCAGCCCAAAAGATGGTAGGGGCCGATAAACTGGTAGTCCCGGATGAGAACGCCGGCCCCGAAGAGTGGGACAAGTTCCATACCGCTTTGGGGAGGCCGAAGTCCCCGGACGAGTATCCCATCGAGGTTCCGGAGGATTACCCCTCCGAATTGGTAGCCAGCGATGAGGTGCGGAAGGAGTTTAGGAACACGGCCCACAAGCTCGGGCTTAACAGCAACCAGGCCAAGGGTTTGTTTGATTGGTATGGGGAAGTCAGTAAAGCCGCTTTCAATGAAGCCAACGCAAACCGGTCTGCCGAATTGGAGAACTCCGAGAAAGAGTTGAAACAGATTTGGGGGGACAAGTACAACGAGAACCTCAAAAGTGCACGAGATGCAACAAGAGCGTTCCTCGACGAGGAGGGGATAAAGCATTTGGACGAGACTGGCCTTGGAAATGCCCCCTGGCTTATCAAAGCCTTCCACAAAATTGGAGAGGTGATAGGGGAAGAAGGGATCAGCAAGGGTTCCGGACCTTCCAGTGGGGTTGATGCTCAGGCCGAAATAGACAGGATTATGGGGGATCTTAACCACCCGTATCACAACAAGAAGGCCCCGGGCCATGTCGAGGCGGTTCATAGGATGCAGGAACTGTATCAGATAAGGTACCCGAAGTCTAATAAAGTGGGGTAGCGGGAACACGTCCCACTGACACCCGGAAAGACGGGCGCAATAGCTGGGCGCAAACAGTAGGTAAAGTCCTGAGAGGGGAAGCTTTCCGAAAACTCACACACTAAAGGAGAGATATACCATGAGTTTTGAAATTACCGAAGCCTTTGTACAACAGTACAAGGGTAACATTCAACTCCTCTCTCAGCAGAGGGGTTCCAGATTCCGGAAGGCGGTTCGGGAAGAACCCCAAACCGGAAAGAACGGGTTTTATGACCAGATAGGGGCAACCACCGCAAGGAAGCGAACGGAACGCCACGGGGACACTCCCCTAATATCTACCCCCCATTCCAGGCGTCGGGTTAGCCTCGTTGATTATGACTGGGCCGATCTCATAGATGATGCGGATAAAGTACGGATGCTGATAGACCCGGAATCATCCTATGCCCTCAATGCCTCCTTTGCTATGGGACGGGCCATGGATGAGGAAATCATAAGCGCTTTCACTGGCACCGCTTATACTGGGGAGGAGGGTAACGTTGCAGTTGCGTTCCCGTCTACTCAGCAGATAGACATAAGTGGCGCCATAAGTATTCCATACCTGTTGGCCGCAAAGGAAATGCTGGATGCCGCCGAAGTGGATGAGTCTATCCCACGCTTTTTCACCTGCAGTGCCAATGTGCTTTCCGATATCCTAATGACTACGGAGGTCAAAAGTTCCGATTACAATACGGTCAAGGCACTGGTCAAGGGCGATATAAACACCTTTCTTGGGTTCGAGTTCATTAGGTCGGAGAAGTTGCCGCTGAACCGCACCACAACCGGTGGGGGTAGCGGGGACAGGTCCTGCTTTGCCTGGGCACAGGACGGGATGTTGCTGGCCGTAGGACAGAACCCGACCGGAAAGATATCCGAGAGGGCCGACAAGAACTACTCAACCCAGGTCTTCTATTCCCAGGCGGTAGGGGCCACCAGAATGGAAGAAGCCAAGGTGGTTGAAATAATCGCACAGGAAGACTAGCCCTCCTCCCCCTCGTTGGCGTACCGAGGGTAAGAACGTACGCCATCAGACTACAAGGAGACACGCCATGTTAGACGTTGGATTGAATAATTTTAGCCGGGACGTGAAGGGAATTCCGGAGCAGGATTACATGGATATATCTGCGACCCAGCAATTTCCCCTCGGAACTCGGTATAAAAGATATGACGGGAGAGTGTTCCATTATTCCAAAGCGGGGGCTGCTGCACTGGTGTGCGGGGATCTCATACAGTCCGCCGCTCTTGGGGGAGCACTAACTACGGTACAGCATGATCTTACCCCAGCCGCCGCCAAGGCTGGGTCATTTTCCGTGACCGCCGCTATAGACACCACGGAACAACCTGCCAACAGGTTCCAGGATGGTTGGCTGGCGGTAACGGACGGGGATGCGGCGAACGCTATGGGGGATTTATACCTCATCAAGAGTCACCCGGCGTCATCCACTAATATAGTGCTAACGCTGTACGAACCCCTCAAGAGGGCCATTACCACCAATTCGAGGATTTCCTTACTGGCCAACCTGTACAAGAACGTGATACAGGCACCGGCCACTACCCCGTCGGGGCTGGTAGTTGGTGTATGTCCCACGGCTGTTACAGCCGAGTACTACTTTTGGCTTCAAACTTGGGGTATCTGTAATGTTCTTACTAAAACTGCCACTACAGCAGGTGTAAGAGTGCAGAGGGACGTATCCGCCGCTGCCTCCGTGGGTAAGACTGCCAACACTATCCTGACAGAGATTGTGGGCAACTGCGGTTGGGTGATCGACACCACCGATTCCGGGTTTGTATTTCTTATGCTGAACCCGTAACCAACTGTGGGGAGGGAAGGCCCCTCCCCCAACCAAAGTAAAGTGGAGGAATTATATGAGAGCAACACTAATACTAGCCATGCTTAGCACCTTGTACAAGACCCACCTGAGGGCAATACTCGTAGACCAGGTTGCCGATCCGGAGAGTGACTGGGATGATATTCTCCTCGCTGTTTGCGACGCTCTGTTCGGATACTCAAAAGAGAGCCTTTAACCGTAATCAGGGGGTGTAGCCGTGACAATATCCCTAGTTTCAATTTGTAACATGAGCCTATCTCAGCTTGGAGCTACAGAGATATCTGACCTTGGGACTAATGGGAGAAATGCTAAACTGTGCAATATGTTCATAGAGCCGACGATAGACGAGATTCTGAGGCTTCACCCCTGGAATTGCGCTTACTGCAGGAAAACGCTGGCCGAACTATCAGAGGCCCCGGACTTCGGCTACGGCCACAAATATGCACTCCCAGCAAACCCGTACTGCCTCAGAGCCTTGAGGATTAACGAGGACTGGCGGTACAAGTTTAGGGTTGAAGGTCGGGAACTGCTTACCGATGAGGCTACCTCCGTGAACCTTGAGTACATCAAGAGAATTGTAAACCCCTCAGAATTTGATTCCCTGGTGGTCACTGTAATAGTATCCCGGCTGGCATGGAGACTGGCCTACCCGGTGACACAGTCTACACAGATCAGAGAATCGGCACTCTCCGAATTCCGGGTTGCGCTTTCTGAGGCCAGAGCCGCCGATGCCCAGGAGGGGACTGCAGAGGAATTTACCACAAGTTCCTGGTTAGACAGTAGATTACTTTAACAATGAAAAAACAACTCCCCCCACTAATTGTAGTTCTAGTTTTGGTGCTGTATTCCCTCACGTGGGCAATACAGACTTCATTTAACGCTG